GAAGTAAATTCTTGAGTCTCTATAAGACTCAATCAGCTTTACTGACCCATGAAGCTTACAATATTCATTCACCGCAAGAAGCGTCTTCGATCCAATGATTCCATCTGGATTTGCTCCAACGATTTTTTGTAGGATCTTTGCTCCCCGAAGAACCCCTGCATTGACACCCATATCAAATACAGACAGATCAACACCGAGAGGAAGATCATCACAGGCAAGAGGATCCCAGTACATTTCTCTATAAATTGCACCGGCTTCTTCCTTTGTGAGATTCTTGATGTCCTCAGGTCTGCACTCCTGCTTTCTGTAATCTGAAAGCGTATAGAGCGTGATGCCCATGTTTGTGTGACCACCCGGATCATGCGGGTTGTTTACGTATCCACCTTCCTTTTCGAAGATGATCTTCAAACATGCATCAAAATTACTTCTCACAATTTCCTCTGCTCTTCTTCATTGTTTCCATAATGGCAGTTTTGTGGGCAGATCCAGAAGAAGATCCAACCCAATAAGTCACCACAGCTACAGCAAGTGTGTTGAGTGTCCAAAGAAGACCACTAACGTTATCCTTCTGAGAAGGAGGGAACTCCATGGTCGCCGTAACATACAACATGATTCCAAAAGAAATCATTACAATAACTGAAATGACTACAGCACCTACAGCAATATACAAATCTCCAACACCTTTTCTTTGTGCCGGTGCGGGAGGCGTGGCGGCCTCTTCGTTTGGCGATTTCAGCAATGCTTTAAGTTCATCAAGATCTGATTGAATCTTGGAGATTCTTGCTTCAGTGTCCATGACCGTATAAGGCGGGAGGCCCCATCCAGTCTTCTTCGCGCCAGTGGCGGGATATGCGCGTCAAACGAAGAACAAGACAGGGCCTGCCGCAACATGCCATAGAAATCTATGGCTTATACCATCTTGCCTCTGGTGTGACCGCGAGTGGCAGCGCCATCACCACGGGTCATTCCCTTGACCTTTCCACCCTTAGCCATTCCGCCCGGACGCATGGCTCTAGCGTTATAACGCGGCATCGGAGGGGCACCTGTCGGGCCAGCCTCAGGGGCAGCGGCAGTAGAAGCCATCATTCTCGGGTCAGGCGCTCTCGCGCCAGCACCACGCATCAGCATGCCTCTCGGCATAACACCGCGCGGCATTAGTACACACAGCCCTTGGTATGACCCTTTGAGGCAATACCATCACCACGGGTAACAGCACCACCAGCCTTCAGGCCCTTCGGGGACTGCTGACGATCATGCTTCTTGTCCATGGAAGACTTCTCCCACTTTTCCATCGACATACCATGCTTCTTAGCAAGCTTCTTGTCCTGAGCAAGATCCTGCTTTGAATGCTCCCAATCCATGGCGGACATCTTTCCACCAGACGCATACTTCTTCTTCATACCAGCCTCCGACATTGCAATGGCAATAGCCTGCTTAGGATTCTTGACAACCGGTCCCTTCTTGCTTCCTGAATGAAGCTTGCCGGTCTTATATTCATGCATAACCTTACGAACCTTATCCATATTATCCCTCGTAGAAAAGGGTAACTGATGTCAGGCTTGTAAATGCTGTGCAGTTAACATACGTCTCAAACAAGATACCTCTACCCGGAAGCAGAAGATATCCATTTGAGTTTGAGTTTAGAGTAAGCGTGAGATCAACGGTTGTGTCTGTTCCATCCTTAAGGGTGAGCGTGCCAGCACCGCCACCGTTGTGATAGAAAACACCTCTAACGCGGGCTCTCTTATTGATTGCGTTTCCAGAAGCTGTAATTGTTACAGCTTTGATATCTGATTCCATACTCATGTGAAATCCTACTTCTTAAAGAAAAATTCAATGACAAAGGCGATTACCGCGCCACTTGCAGCGGCTGCGCCCATGAGGAATCTCGTCCCGCCACGCATTTCATCAAATGAGCGACGAATTTCCTTCAGGTCTTTACGCACTTCATCAAGTGTAATCTGCAAAATCTTAATCTCTGATTCCATCCGGCCCATATCGCGCTGGATGTTGTCGTCGTTTTCTGCCATGGATCTCTCCATAAAAAAAGAAAAGGAGGGGGATTTCTCCCCCTCCGATCTTAACTTATGAAGAACCCGGAGATCCGAAGATTCCCAGCGGGTCCGACACGCCGAACGAATAACGCTCACGCGCCTTATAGCGCACGTTACCCGTATCGAAGTCACCGTCCATGCCGGTCTGCAGAGCAACACGCTCAAACATCTTCAGGCCATTCGGAATGTCGGTCTTGAGGAACCAAGCATTCGTGTCTGTCAGATAGTGGTTGACCGTGAAGCCGCCCGGAATCGAGGACATCGACTTCAGAGCGTTAACGTCGTTCTTCGCGAACGTGTCACCGCTGGTGTACGGGCGAAGCTCCGTCTCCAACAGTCTCGTCGCAACGAACATCAGCGCCGGGGGAACGATCAGCTTAGTCGGGCGAGCCGCGATAAGCAGACCACGCTCGTCAGTGAACGCGGCGATCTGAATGACCGCAGCCTCAAGCGAGGTCTCGTTCAGGTCAACGCCTGACGCCGGACGGTTGCTGTTCGTGCCACCGCTCACCAGCGGGTGAGATGTGCTGAACAGCGTCTGTCCGTCACCGTAGGTGTAGTTCGCATCGAATCCGTTGTTCAGGATCGAAGCGCCCTTCACTTCCTTGGTGTACGCCATGGCGCGAGCCAGAGCCTTGGTATAACGCGCTGACAGAGAATCATAGAGGTTATCCTCCATGGCCTCCTCAGTGATCGAGAAGCCCATGGCGATGGTCTCGTGTGTATAACGAGCCGACCAGACTTCCTGAGCGTTATCGTAGGCAATCGCCTGACCTTCGTTCTTGACCGGCGCAGCGTTAAATCCGCTGAGCTTGGCCTCTTCTTCGAACGAACGCTCTGAGGTCTCCTTCTCGAAGATCTCCGAATGCTCGTCCTCGTATCTCTTATACTCCAGTCCAAACAGCGCGTTCAGACCGGGGAGCAGCTCCTTAAGAAGCTGTGCGCGAGAAATAGCCATTTATCTATTCTCCCCTATTAAACGCCAGTGGCCGAAGTGTATGAGTGGATTCCCGTGTTAAACTTAACAAGGCAATCCGTATAGGTGTCACCAACGGCCGAGAACGGGCCATCGACAAAACCAACAATTCGGAACGGCAGGAATGTGCTGGTGTTCGCTGAAGAAGCGTCAAGCGCAACAGCCGAGTCACCAGTTGTCGTTGAGCCAGCGGTCTGAACAACGCAGACGTTCGCGCCCAGAGTAGCCTGAGCCATCGTGTCATCGGCCTGAGCCTGAAACACAACGTTCGGGTCATCAACAACATACGCATAAGCGTCTGAAGCGGAGGTGCTGGCAGGCCAGTACTGCTTGAAGACCTTATACTTGAGGTTCGGGTCGGTGTAAGTGCAGCCCATGAAGACGCCAACGACGCCCGCCGGGAAGGCGTTAGTCGTGCCGTCAGCACCGGTAGCAGTAACCTTAACAATCGTACCGGTAGCACCGGTAATGGCGACAATGTCACCATAGAAGATGTTTGTAGCATAGGCCGACGCGATCTTAATGAGACGGGTAGATCCAGCATACGGGAGTCCACCAATCAAATTGACCGGACGAAGGCCATAGGGTGCGGCTGTAGTAGCCATATCTATGCTCCGTTAATGAAAAGGGTTTATTTTGAACCCCTGCCAAATGTAACGCGAGTAGACCGTTCCGGCTTAAGCACCGGCATTCTAGGATCAGACTCTCTCATGAAATTATTGTCCACAGATTCCATTTGGTTATTGGCAATATTTCTGAAATGTCTGTCTCTAGCCTCAATCAACTCGGTCGGCATTTTGCAGAGAAGGAGACCGCCGCTCTCAATGTTTTCCGGATTTTTTGAGTTGGGATCTGAAAGATGCGACAACTCAGGATGCTCAGAACGCTTGCATGCAACCCAGCCCTCGCGAAAGCGATAGCTGACGTTGGCGGGATCAGGCTGTCCATTGATGGCAGTTCTAATCCAGCGGAACTTATATCCGTTCTGCGGCGCGGGATCCGGTAGCAGAGAAGGGGGTGTCCATGTAACTTGGCGTGACGACGCTTCGCGTGTCTCGTTGTCTCTCGGGGTGCGCTTATCCATTCTGCATCTCCTTAGCAATCTGAGCAGCGTACTGCTCCGGAGTGATACCAAGCCGCTTAGCGAGAGCGAGTTGGGTTGTCGTCAAAGTTACTTTGCGCGGCTGCTTGACAGATCTACTGACAGGTGCAACTGCGGAGGCCTTCTGAACTCTCTGACGACTCGGCTGTTCAGTTGGCATTTCATCCTGATCAAACTTCTCAGGATATCTTTTACGCATCTCTGAATCAATGATGCTGTAATACTCATCTGACTTGGGATCCATTCCCTCGTCACGGACCAGACGCTCATGGATTCCATAAGCTGTTCCGGTCATTTCCTTATCGGCTCCGAACCACGGATTACGCGAAGCCCAATCCGCAGCCTTCGGGTCAGCCTGCGGACGTTGCTGTGGAACATATTCCTGCGGAGTTCTAGGCTCCACTGGACGATAGTTCTTCCACTGTTCGTGCTCGGCAACTGATCTTGCAACGGCTTCCTGAGCTTCAACGATCTTGTCCGCATCGCCAGCCTCGTAAGCCTGCTTGTAAAAAGCCTTGGCTCTTTCGATCTCTGACTCAGTCTTCAGTCTAGCTGCATCAACCAGACTCTTCTGGCTGTCAGAAACAAGCTTGGCAAGCTGCTTGTTCTCTTCAGCAATCCGCTGAGCATAAGCAATAGCCTCGCGATTCTCTCGCTCGATAGCTTCCTTGCTTCGTCTCTCAGCATGATACTTTGCAGTAAGCTGACTGAATCTCTTCTTTACATTCTCGCTATAATTGTCCATCTCCTCTTCGGAGACATCCTTGACATCAACCTTGATAGGACGACCCTTGTCCCGTTCGGGTGTGTCATCAACAATCTCAATAGCAAGATCTGAGGAAGTATCTTCCTTCTCAATCTCGTTGTCAGTCTCGTTACTCATTTACGCTCTCCTGAAATCACGGGGGTCATCAACTACACCCTCTACGGTGTCATCATTGATGAGACGGAACTCCTGATCCTTGACCTTGAATCTAGTTCCTGAATACGAACGGAAAACAACCCAGTCGCCCTGCTTACACCAAGCGCCAGTTGTAAACTTGTCCTTATCGTTGTAGGCCAGATCTCCAACCTTAACGACGTATCCAAGAATAGATGCAGTCTCTTCCAAAGACTTGAGCTGATCCGGTCGGTAAATACCACCGGTTGTCTTTTCCTCAAGCTTCGGCATAGCAATCAGAATCTTCCATCCCTTTGGATCAGGGACGTTGTTGGTAGAAACGTTTTTTGCTGACTCTGTGTCGTACACTTCACATATCCTATGCGGGAAACATC